TAGAGTCAGAGAAGGACGACAAAGACGATGAATTGCGGCTCAAGAAGTACGAGATTGACGTTAAAGCTGAGATCGAGTTTGCTAAACTTGCGAAGGACTACGGCATGGGAATGGATGAAGTAGCGGCATTGATTAACGACGCTTTAGCTAATGCCGCGCAACAGCCTGAATTGCCCGAAGAAGGCGAAACATACCAACACGAACAGCAAGAAGTTTTCGACCCAATGGCTGAGCAAATGGAGCAAGAAGGCGAACAACCAGAAATACCGATGATGGCTCAAAATGACATGGGCGGCGGCGATATGTCGGGTGTACAATTGCCTGACTTACAAAAAGATGATGAGGTGATGTGATGAGCGAAAAACTTAGCGGTGAAGAAGTATCTAAACGCGCTTTAGATATTTTACAATCAAGTGATTTTACTAAAACACTAGAATCATTTAATGCAAAATGTATAAAGCCAACGATGAATATAATGGCTAAAAAGATTGTTAAGGCCAAAAAGAAGCTAAAGAAACTTCAAAAGCGGCAACGTAAGCAGGATAATCAAGGCGTGGTGAGTTTTGATGCTTACTTTGCAGAATCAAACGAGCTTATCAAAAAGCTAGGCGATGTTTGGGCGGCTGGCATTAAAGATATTTATGGTGAAGAATATCGCGTTAGTGATGGCCAATGGAGTGACGAACAAATAGCAAAGGCTAAAGAAAGCAACACAAAGCCTTACGAGATTAACAAGATTAAACCCGTACTGACAATGGAAGAGTTTATAAAATTCCGCGATAAAATGGCGAGGCCATCTTAATAATTTGACTAAATACCCGTTATAGATTATGTTTATATCACTGTTACTAGACAGTCAAAACTAGGTCGCCGTGATGGCGCGTGTAAATCCGATTCAAGGAAACCCTATCCCATGAGTGATACTACTCAGTCTGATGTCGTACAGGATTCATCACCTGTGGTCGAAGTAGTCGAGCCGATTGAAGCTGAAAAGGTAGAAACTGAAGGTGAACAACCTGAAGTTGAAGCCAAAGAAGCCGAAAAAGAACCCGACGAAAGCAGCCTACCCGAAGGCGTTAAGAAGCGCATTGATAAAGTAACTCGTCAAAAGTATGAAGCAGTTGCAGAAGCTAATCGTTATAAAGCCGAATTAGAGCAATTACGGGCGCAAATTGCACCAAAGCAAGAAGCACCTGATATTAGCCAATTTGACACTTTAGATGATTACGTTGAAGCCGTAGCAGAATACAAGCTCAATCAGAAAACGCAAACGGCACAAAGCCAACAAGCACAACAAACCCAAGCACAGGCGCAAGCTCAAGACTGGGTCGCTAAAGTTGACAAAGTACGTAGTGTTGCTCCTGACTTTGACGAAGCGTTTAACAATGTTGCTAGTATTGAATTTGCACCGATGGCACTTGAAGCAGTTGCACAACATCCAAAAGGCGCGGAAATAGCGTATATGTTGGGCAAAAATGTTTCAGAGGCTTATCGAATTGCCGCGTTATCACCAACACAACAGCTATTAGCTATTGGTGAGATTGCTGCAAAAACAAATGTACCAAAGCCCAAAGCGGTATCGTCCGCTCCTGCTCCTGTCAAGCCAGTGCAAGGTGGCTCTAGCAATAGCGCACCACCTACCGATATTGATGAGTGGATGAAGTGGCGAAACGACCAACTACGACAAAAGAAACGCTGAGAAGCGTTAAGAGAGAATCATCATGGCTAATAGCATTTTAACTCCTAGTATTATCACTAAAGAAGCGTTAAGAATCCTTCACGCTCAATCTAACTTTTTAACCAAAATCAACCGTCAATATGATAGCCGTTTTGCGGTCAATGGCGCGAAAATTGGTACTAACTTAGACGTACGTTTACCGAATAAATTTACAGTGCGTACAGGTTCTACTTACAGCGCACAAAACATGGTGGAGCGTAAAGTATCGTTACCTGTTGCCACGATTAAGGGCGTTGATTGTACGATTACTGATACAGAATTGACCATGAGCCTGAATGATTTTAGCGAGCAGTTCCTCAAGCCTGCTATGAATCAATTGGCCTCTGACATCGAATACAGTGCAATGTTGTCGATGTATAAATCAGTGCCCAATGCTGTTGGTACTGTATCAACGCAGATTGACTACAAGAAGTTCCAGCAAGCAGGTCAAAAGCTTACCGAAAACCTAGCCCCTAGCTCTGACCGTACATTCTTGTTAAACCCGTCTAGCCGTGTTGAATTTAGCGATGCTGTTAAGGGCTTATTCCAAAGCTCTAGCAACATCGACGACCAATACCGTGAAGGCATGGTAGGCCGCACTGGTGGTTTTGATGTGTTCGAGAACACAATGATTCCAGTGCATACCACAGGCACATACGGCGGAACTCCATTATCTAATGGTGCGACTCAAGGTTCTACTGGTGCTGATAACGCTTACATTGCAACATCTTCAATCATCACTGACGGTTGGACAAGCGGCGGAACTAGCTTGAAAGCTGGCGATAGCATTACTTTCGCAGGCGTGTATGAAGTTCATCCTGAAACCAAAGTTAGCACTAACGTGTTGAAGAAATTCGTTATTACAACTGACGTATCCGACACAACTGGCGCGATCACAATGACTGTATCACCTGGTGTTATTGCTGGTGGTGCTTATCAGAATTGTTCTAACCGTATTGCTGATAACTCTGCAATCACTGTTTTGGGTACAAGCGCGACTGCTTACGGTCAAAACTTGGCTTTTCACAAAGATGCGTTTACTTTTGTTAGTGCCGACTTGGATATTCCAAAAGGCGTTGACATGGCAGCCCGTGAGCGTTTTGGTAATATCTCAATGCGCTTTGTGCGTTGGTTTGACGGTGATGCAGGTGAGTGGAAATCTCGCTTTGATATTCTCCACGGCATGGCAGCTCTTTATCCAGAGTTGGCTTGTCGTTTAGTGCATCAATTGTAATTCCCCACAGGCTCAAGGATGAGCCAATAATTCTAATAGGTGTAACATGGTTACTGCTGATTTAATCCGCGCCACGTTGCGCTTAATCGGTGCTATATCTTCTTCTGAGACTCCCAATGCTGACGAATCAAGCGATGCTTTAGAAGCGTTAAACTTGATGCTAGGTTCATGGGGTGCGTCTCGTTTCTTATCTGCAAGCACAGCCAAAGTAACACACTCTTGTAATGGTTCAACATCTTACACAATAGGCGTAAGCGGTGATATTAACACTACGCGACCTACTGCTATTTATAATGCTTTTTGGTCAACAGGTGGCCTAGATTATCCTTTATCAATTCTTGATTATTCTGATTACGAAAATATCGGCATTAAAACAATTGGCGGCATTCCTGAATATATTGTATTAAAACCTGATAACCCATTATCCACCATTTACTTATTCCCAGTTCCTGCGGATGGCACACTAACACTAGACAATATTCGCCCTGCTACTGATTTGACCTTAGCAGATGACTTGCCCTATCCGCCCGAATGGATTCGCGCATTAAAGTTTAATCTTGCCATTGAGATTGCGCCTGAGTTTGGCTTTAGTGTATCGCCCGAATTAGTAGCAATGGCCAAAGAATCACGCGATATTGTTTTACGCTCAATGGTCACAATACCGTTAGCCAAGTTTGATGCACTTTTACCGACAAACATAAAGCAATCAGGCTCTAAAACATTCATAACAGGCGGTGGCTTTTAATGAAGTTTAATTTTCTAGGCGGTCAACACAAGGGCTTTAGCCCCAATCAAAACACACAAGAAACGGTTAATATGTATCTTGAGGTTGACCCGTCCGAAGATAATAAACTTACTTTGTATCGCGTAGATGGTAAGACAGCATTTTTAACACTACCCACTACGCCTATTTACGCCATGAGCGAGTTTAGGGGTGTTTTATATGTAGTAGCTGGCTCTGTTTTGTATTCTGTTTTAGATGATTCTAGCTATACAACAATCGGCACTGTTGACCTAGATTTTGATACAACCATAGCGGCTAACAATGCTGGGCAAGTCTGTTTTAATAGCGGTGTGACCAACAAGGCGTATGTTTACGACACGGTAGGACTAACACTAACACAAATAACTGACCCTGCTTTCTATGGTTCGCCTCGTGTTGATTATTTAGATGGCTATGGCGTATTTATTAGGCCGAACACACAGCAATTTTACATATCGAATCTTAATGATTTTACTACGTTTGACGCATTAGACTTTGCAAGCGATGAAGCCGACCCTGATAATTTGGTAACATTTATTGTTGACCATCGAGAACTTATTTTATTTGGTGAGCGCACAAGTACAGTATGGTTTAACTCTGGCGATGCAACATTCCCACTCGCAAGACGTGAAGGCGCAGAAATGGAGGTTGGGTGTGCTGCTGCTTTATCAGTTGCAAAACTAGATAACACAGTGTTTTTTCTAGGTCGCACAAGTCATGGTCAAGGGTTAGTACATAAGTTAAACCAATACACGCCACAAATTATAAGCAATCGCGGAATAGAGTATTTAATCAATTCGTTTGAGCGTATTGATGATGCGTTTGCCTATACTTATCAAAAAAACGGTCATTCTTTTTATGTGTTGACATTCCCGACAGCTAATAAAACATTAGTCTATGATGCGTCAATTCAAGACAATGATGCGGCTTGGTCGGTGCGCGAGACTTACGGATTAGGACGAGATAGAGCGTCATGCTATGCGTTCTCGTTTGGTAAACATCTTGTTGGCGATTTTGTTAGTGGTGTACTTTATCAGTTAGACGATGAAACGCATTTTGATGGTGATTTGCCGATTGAATGGAGTCGTACCACAGCGCACATTGTCAGTGATTACAAGCGCATTAAACATAAAGAGGTTGTCTTAAACTTTCAAACAGGCGTAGGCTTAGAAGATGGTAGCGACCCGTTAGTTTATCTGACTTATAGTGATGACGGTGGGGTGGATTACATCACGCCACGCGAAGCTAGTTTAGGCGTTATCGGTCAACGTAAAAACCGTGTAATGTGGTCAAGGCTTGGTAATTCACGCGATAGAGTTTATAAAGTTTTTGGCTCTGCTCCTGTTAAAACAGTGCTAATTAGCGGCTTTATTGACGTGGAGGCAGGTAAAACATGAGCAATATACCTTCACCATTAACGCTAGACTTAACAAATACACGAGCCTTTAAAACATGGCTTTATCAATTATGGCTATCTACAGGCGGCACGACAAACTCATCATTAGATGATATTGATATTTATTTGCCGACAAATAATCAAAATAATAGCGAACAATCAGACCAATTTTTATTGGTGCAAATACGCGATGAATTAGCAGAAATCAACAAAAAGCTAGACGAGATGCAGATAAACGAGCGCACAGTTTTAGATGACGTTAATAAAAAACTAGATGAGTTGCGTATAAATGAACGTTCGGCACTAGACGAAGTTAATAAGAAAATTGACGATGTTGTATTGTTGTTGGGAGCTACGCTATGAGTCAGTTATATGAGATACAAAAACAACTTGATTCTATGACGTTACAACTAAGCGAAGTTAAACCCGTTTCTACGCAATCAGCAATTGCTGACGTGACTAACTCAATTATTAGTACTCCTGATGTTATTTATGGTTGCTACTTTAAATGCAATAAATGAGACAATTACAACAGTTAATAGTATAGTTACACAATTAAATCTTGTTTTGTCGGCACTTAGAAACACTCAAATTATAGGTAAATGATATGGCAACTACTCCTGTTGTTTTAATTGCTTCGGCACAACTAGCAAACTCTGTCGCAACGCTATACACAGCAACACGAGTCAAAGCGCGTATTGATAAACTAACTTGCACCAATGAAGATACAGTGGCGCACACAATCACATTTCATATTGTGGCGAGTGGTGGCAGTGCTAGCGCGGCAAATAGAATTATTCACGCCAAGTCGTTGGCGGCTGGCGAGTGCTATACTTGCCCCGAAATGATAGGCCATTGGCTAACTGACGGACAAACCATTCAAGGCTTTGCTGATACGGCTAGTCAAGTTACAGTAAGAGCAAGCGGTATCGAGTCAACGTAATGATTAACGCGATGTTATTGGCTTATGAATCTTGCAAAGACAGATTCGATGAGCCAATATCATTTGATGATTTTTTGGTATTAACGCAAGACTGGGAAGCCTATCCTGTTTATGTGCGTGGTGAGTGTGCAGGAGCAATACTCTATAAAGATAAAGAGATGCACTGTTGCATCATCGAGAAGTACCACAAAAAATGGATTAGTAAAAAGATTTGGAAAGACGTATTTGTTACAAGATTAAATAAATATGGTGAGTTATTTACAGGCGTAAAAGCTGACAATGCAGTCGGAAAACGATTTGTTGAGCGTTGCGGTTTTTCAGTACATGATAGAGATGCCAATGTAGTTATATATCGGCTAGGGGGATAAAATGGGTTTAGAGATTATTGGTGCTGGCTTGAACTACAAAGCATCTAAAAAAGCATCAAAAGCACAACAAGAGGGTGCTGCCCAAGCGTCCGCTGTTGCTAAAGATACCGCCGACAAACAGTTAGAGCTACAGCGTCAAATATGGGAAAAACAACAAGCAGACCAAAAACCATATCTTGAGCAAGGCACTTATGGTATTAACACGCTTGGTAACTTAATGAAAAGCGGTTCGGGTCAACTCAATAATCCATTCGATAGTTATCTTGCAAGCAAAGGATTGGCAGGTGGTCGTTTTGACACCAGTAATCCTGCGTATCAATTCCAACTTAAACAAGGTCAACAGGCTTTAGACCGTGGCGCGGCTGCGCGTGGTATGGGTGCAAGTGGCGCACAAATGAAAGCGGCACAACAATACGGACAAGGCTTGGCTAGTCAAGAATACGACAAACAGTACGGTCGTGCTAATTCTGAGTTTACAGACTATTACAACAGGTTAGCAGGATTGTCGCAAGGTGGTCAACAAGCTGCAAGTACACTTGGCAACTATGGCAATCAATATGCAACATCAGGTAGCAACACGTTGGGCTCACTGGGTGGTTATTTACAAAACAATTTAGGCCAAGCGGCAAACGCTAGAGCAAGTGGATATATTGGTGGAGCAAATGCTATCAATGGGGGTATTCAAGGCTTAACAGATAATGCTTTTAGGCTTGCATCGTTATTTAATCCATTNGGGGGTAAATAATGGCTTACTCTATCAATCCTGAAATACCATTACAGGCTAAACAGTTTGATTTTGGGCGTGGTTTTGAGCTTATGCAACAAGCACAAATGAATAACGCTAAACTTCAAGAACACAAGCTGTCGATGCAAAAACTGCGCGAAGATTACGACTTAGCGAAAGAACAGCGCAAACAGCAAAAAGCCATGGAAATGGGTATCGCGTCAGACTTGGCAAGAATTCAAAGCGGTACGCCTGCACAGTACGCACCTACACGCTTTGAGCAAACACCACAACGCGGACAAATGCCACAGGGCATGACAGGCGTTTTAGCGTCAGAGCGTGGTCAACAAATGCCACAACCGCAGGCGTTTGGTGAAGAAATCTTAAACGGTGATTTTCGCTTAGGTGGCGGTGAAGTTACGCAAGAAGCGGTTGCAGGTAGACAACCAACATATCCTGAGATGTTGGCTATTGGCTTAAAACAGGCGATGTTGACTAAAAATCAGGATGAGATATTCAAGTATGCTAAAGCCATTCAGGAAACAGAAAAACAGGCCACTAAATGGGGAATGAAGCCGACTAAGGGCGTTAACGAAAAAGGGCAGCCCGATTATTTTGTTGTCAATGAATTAGGGCAAAAACAGTTCTTAGGCGTTAATCCGTATGAAACGCCTAAGGATGTTAAAACATCTTTAGTGAAAACATCTAAAGGGTTTGAAGTTGTGCGAGAAGGTGAATTGCCAATAGGCGCGCCAGTCGAACCACAGACACAGCCTAGACAACCACGTTTGCAGC